CTAGTCGCTGGCGGGGCTAGTGTATTGCCGCCTCTTTTTTGGCTGGCTTTGGTTGGCATTGGTTGCGCCGTGACCGCCTCTGGCTTCATGTTGACAAAAGAAACAAGCTAGGGAATTTCCCCCTTTTACCCTAGCAAGGGGCGGGCTTATCGGCTCGTCCCTTTTCTTTTTGCTGGAATAGCCCTAGAAAGCCCATAGAAGCCCATACAGCGCGTTTCTTGGTGTCTTTGGCACCCCCCTACATGAAAGCAGGGGAAGCACAAAAACAGGGCGTTTTATAGGGCGTCGAAATCTGGCACCGATTTAACAGGGGCGGCAATGTCAAACAGCCCGTCCATGTCATCATCAAAATCTGCATCGGCTGGCAGGTCGTCAAACTTCGGCTTAGTCATGCCCTTGGTTATCAGGTCGAAGTCTGGCGTCGATTCTGGTGGCTCTGGCAGTGGTGGTTCGGCCTTCGGCTCAACCTTGGTGGCTGGTGGCGTCTCGTATGGTGTAGGGTCGCCGCCTAGTCGTTTGATGGCGGCAAGCGGTATGCCTCGAAGGGATAGGCCAAGCGGCCTTGGCAAGCGACCATCGGCAATCATTTCGTCAGTCATAGTCAGTTTTTCGATGGCGCCATCTAGCGTCCAGTTTCCGCCTTTGGTGCGGCCAATATCGTCGGCAGATGGTTCGTTGCTGTAAGTCTTAACCTGTTTGGGGTCATCATATTTTCGGTGGCAATCATTGGCGACAGATTTGGTCGCGGCGATTACGTCATGCAACGAGAAGAAATATCTGCTCTTGTGCTTGCTGGTTGTGATTTTCCAAATATCGCGCAGGGCGTTGTTATAGCACTCTGTGTTCGGTATTGACGAAGGCAATCGGCTGTTGATTGCTTCGGCTATCTCTTTCATGTAAAGCCCCAAGCCTTCGGGGTTGTTCCTCAAGCTGACATGAGCGGAATATAGCAAAGCCATGTTCTTGGTAAAGTTCTCTTGCACCAAAGCAATTCTGCTTTCGTATGTCATAACCTGTTGTGTGTGTGTTTCTTTTTCCATTTGATTTCCCTTTGATTTCCCTTTGATGAAATTATGATACAGACTTTGCGAAGTCTGTCCAGTCCATTGGCTTCTTTTCTTCTTCATCCTCTTTTGGCATGGCCTTAACAGAAGAAGAAGATTTAACTGGTTTATTATTATGGTTTATTATGGGGGTGACGCTGGTGACTATAGGGGGCGTCTGTTTGACTATAGGTGTAGTCGCCGTGACGATAGCCCCCTCCGCCGATTTCAGGTCTACAGAATACAGCGTGGAAGTGTGCGAACCGTTTGGTCTGGTGCGCTCCTCCGCCGTAATTAAACCAGCCTCCACAAGTAAAGCGACCTTGCGCGAGATAGTGCGCTTGGCTAGGCCAGTTAATTCGCTGATTCGAGATAGAGACGGGAAGGCTTTCCCATCCTTGTCGGCGTGGTGACAGATTGCCAGCAACACCAGCTTAGCACTGGCGTCACTGACAGGCTGTTTAAACGCCCAGTCTGTAGCGTCATAACTCATGCTTTACCTTTCCAAAGCGTCTCGAATTTAGCCACAGAAAGATGCACACACGGCTCGTCGTGGTGGTCTTTCCCTTTAGGGTTGCGCCGTTTTGGGTAGCTTGTACCCTCATTCTCATCTGTCAATTTCAGATAAGCACACTCATCAGCCCATTGAACAACAAAAAAAGAAGGCAGGCCAGTAAACTCCGACATGAGCAACATATTTTTGTATTTGTTCAGCGTGATAAAGATTGTGTCAAAATCGTGGCGCGGTGTTGAGCGCACACGGATTTCGCAAAACGCCTTGCCTTGCGGCACACCATCAATGACGCCTCTGGTCAAGATGAAGTCGGCATAGCTGTAGCCCATCATCTTTTCAGATTCGCAGTCCCACATTTTTTCAACCCGTTCAATGATTTTGATTTCATTTTCTAGGTCATCTTTGTATTCATATTTCCAACTCATATTAGCCACTCCCTCATAATTGCCAGACCGACATCAAGGTCACAGGTCAAAGGCATGACTGCATTGCCTTCGGTCGGCCAACTAAATTGGTCGCTGTCAGACGCCCAGTCCGAATTGACTGCATAGACAGGCAGGGTCACACGGATAGGCTGGCGGTCATATTTCCAAATCAAAACAGGGATTGCTTCAGCTTTGGCGGCGGCGCGTTTAGCCTGAACCCACCAATCCTTTGCAAACCAGTTGCCTGACTTGTAGCGTTTACACTCGACCAAAAACGGCTCTAGGAAAATGTCCCCAAGGTCAGCGTCTTGATATTGAGATAAGTTGCGCTTCAAGTCATCTACGCCAAATTCTTCGCGCAATATCTTCACGCAAGAATTTTCAAAATTGTGTCCCTTATTGCGCGAGAGCTTCGACATCTTCAACATCCAATTCTGGCACGAAGTCCAAGGCGTTCACCTTGTTCTTGCTGACCTTGGTGATGATGGCAATGCGGTAAAGCGATGGGGTGGTTTTCTCATTAATCCATCGGTTCGCGCAGGGTTGGGTGACGCCGCACAGCTTCGCCAATTTGTAGGACGAGATGCCCTTGGCTTCACAGTATTCTTTGAGTTTCATTGTTGTCTCCTTTGTTAACAATGCGGATACATTATCATGTTCGTTCTGAATGGCAAGTGAAAAAAAATAAAAAAGATGCTTGACACGCATTGGGGGATGTGTTATAGTTATCACAAGAAGTCGGAAAAGGCCAGTTGTTTGAAACTTAAATAGTAAAGGGAAATGATATGAAACATCATGTTATCACGCAAGAAATCGTGAACACCGTAAAGCAAATGGAATACGAGGTGTTCGAGCTTTTAAGCGGCAATGATTTCGACGAGCGACTAGAGCGCATTGAAGATTGTGCGAGAGAAATTATAGGGCTAAAGGAAAAGCTATAATATTTTCGATAACAACGGCGGGGGCGGAAGCCCCCGTCACTCAAAGGAGAGAGATATGAGAACATTAGAGGAAGTAAACAAGAAGCATGACCAACGCAAAGAGTTTAAGGCGTTAGTCAAAGAGCTTGGGCAGAAACGAAAAGATGGGGAGATTACCCCAGAGGAATATGCCAAGCGGTTCGAGGATTTCGAGCGAACACTTTAACAAACAGGCGGGGGCGAGAAATCGCCCCTGCTATTTTTTTTACTTAGATGCGAAAAAAGTATTGCACACCGATTCGGCCTGTGCATAATGGGGATAGGAAAAGGACAAGGGAATGACAAAGGAATTACCAAAACATCTGGCAGACGCCAACCTGACTTACGTTTCTCATAGCCAACTTGAGAAGCCTGCTTGCCTTCGTATCTTCGAGTATCTGTATCTCAAGGACGAGCGCAGGGACATACCTGCTGGCGTTCCAGCTACGGCAGGTGGCGCGGCGCATGACGCAATCCAAGCTGTCGTGTGCGATGGCCTAGACATTGACGAGGCAATCGAGGCAGCGTGTAAACGCATCCAAGAGCATCAGCCAATCAGTGAGCTTGATGACCTGAAGCGCATCCAATACATCGAAGATGTTGAGCATATTGTCCGCAACGGTGTTGCTGAAATAGAAAAACTGGAGGGCTAAACCATGAATAAAGAGATGTTGGAGACGATAGAAGAGGCCGCTGAAATGCTTGTCGTCTTGCGTGACAAGATAACTGATGGCGAAGAGATGGGCATTGACGAGGCAGAGGCGGCAAATCACTACGCTCAAAAGATTTTTCGTAACGTTCTAAATGGGCGGCGCGGATGAGTAAGGGGAAATTCACAGCAGAGGAACGCATTAGCCTTTATCATCCAGCACTCGAAAAGTCTGGGTTTGAGATAATGGGATTTGTTGACCTGACTGGCGACAGAATACTGGTCGAGATTAAAACCAAGTGGAACCCGCTCGGCCCACCACGCAAGGATGGCTCGCGCTCATTCCGCAAGGTCAAGACACCAACGCGCCCCGACCCGTCACACGTTAGACAGGTCGCTATTTATTGGGCGGCGACAGGCAAGATGCCTTACCTCGTCTACATCAACACTGAGGGAGCAGTCACCTTCTCACACGAAAACTGTGACCTGCTGACAGTCGAGTCTCTCTCTCATCACTTTAATCAAATCCTGCACAACGCAGTAGTGTGGGAAAACCTGCTGACTATCAGCACCGACCCGCAGGTTTTGAAATACTGGGTGCAACCAAACTGGGAAGATTTCAGATGGCGCTTTATGCCAGACGATTACCTACAACAAGCAAAGGAGCTATTTAAGATATGAAGGAATTAGCAACAGCATTAGCAAAGGCACAGTCGGAATTTACCACCGTGCCGCAGAGTGGGTTCAACCCACACTTCAAAAATAAGTTCAGCACGTTCCAAGACCATGTGGACGCCGCCCGACCTATCTTGGCGAAGCACGGTCTAGCAGTTTCTCAAATGCCAAACATGATGGCTGAGAGTGACCGCTTCGTGCTGACAACAATCCTCATGCACGAGAGTGGTGAGTCGATTGTTTCCAACCAACCAATCTTCTCGATGAAGCAAGACGCGCAGTCAATGGGTAGCGCAATCACATACGCAAAACGATATGCGTATGGCGCAATCCTTGGGATGGCATCTGGCGACTTCGAGGATGATGGCAATGCGGCTACCGCACCTGCCAAACCAACACCAGCCAAAGCAAAGGCTACCAAGAATCAGACCATCGCAGAACGTGTAAACGCTACACAGCATGTCGGTGAACTGATGTCTCTCTATGAAGAAGTGAAGGGACAACTAGGAGAGGGTGACACAGAGTTATTCTCAAAACGTAAATCAGAGCTTACGAAAGGATAATTGATATGAGCTATGATAACACAGGGAAAGTCAGCATGTGGTCAAACGAAAGCTACACGGCTGGCGGAAAGCAACCGCGTCTCAAAGGCACGTTGTACGCGCACCGCGACTACAAAGCGGGTGAGCCAATCGACATCGCGCTGTGGGATAACGCAAGCGAAAACCCACGCGCCCCTGCCCTGACAGGCAAGGTCGAAGACAAGCGTGAGGCGCAAGCCCCACAAGCGCAACCAGAACCAGCACTCGCGTCAAACGAAGTGCCGTTTTAGGGAGACAGTAAGATGAGTGGGACAGCTTTCAAATGCGGACGATGCGATGGGTCAGGTGTCTTGCTCATCAATGTTTCTAGTGACGGGGAAGGCGGGAGCTTCATCGAGAAGCCCTGCCCGACCTGCGAGGGGAGAGGTATTTTGACCAAAGCAGAATTGATGACGCAAGAGGCTGACTATACCCTAGAGGATAGCCAGTTCTTGCCCATGCCGCTAACAGGAGCGTTTCGTGTCTATGTTGATGGCGTTGTATATCAGCGAAAGATGACTGCACGACAGTTACGCAGATTGGCGCAGTACGCACTAAACGTAGCAATCGAAACTGAGCAATATGAAGGGAACGAAGATGCAAATTAAAGTAGACGTTGAAGTAAATCTTGAGGAAGAGCTAGAGACAATCGCACTCACATCTGTCATTGATGCGGTGGGCGAAGTGTTCCATGTTCCAAAGCGTGAGATAATGTCCAAGGCTCGCCCTGCTTATCTGGCTCAGACACGGTTCGCCATTTACTACTTGGCTTGGCTGTTCACCAATCGCAGCTTGCCCAGCATTGGGCGGTTCATGGGGCGCGACCACACCACAGTATTGCACGGGCGTAATCGTGCCATTGAACTGATGCGGACAAACCCAGAGTATAATGCTCGCGTTGAAGCGGCGAAGAACCTCGCCTTTCAGGTCGAGAACAAGAGACTAGAGGACGTGCGGAAACTAACCGATGAACTTAAAAAAGAAATTATCCAAACAGCTATTGAAGCAGGAGCTTCAGGCATGGAGAAAAAGAGCCTTGCGAGCAGAATACAAGTTGATGCAACTGGCGGCAATACCGAGCGACAGCCCAGCGTGGAAGGAGTTTAAGGAATTCAAGGCAAGGCAATTATTATCTGAGTTTCTTGTTGACACAGATGATGCAGAGAAGTAATCTACATATATATTGAGAAAGGGAAAAATCAATGAGTTACAAAGACGAAAATCATTGCGAAGGTGATTACGACACCATAGCGACATGGGATGAAATGTCTGCTGTGGCGTCAGCCATGGAGGAGATTAGCGGAGAGGACACATTCACGCTGGACTATCCGACAATGTTTTATGGTGACGACCAAGACATTCCGTTTACCGATTCAGACTGGGAGAAAATATCCACGATGACTGACATCCCCAAGGGGCTTTGCTTGGTTATCGCGCAGGAGTACCTGCACGACGAGGGACGAAACACAATGGACTTGGCAGGTTAATCATGGAAGAAGAAATCAAACCCAGAACACTGGCCTATTTGCGTTCCGCGCCTGAGCCAGAACACGCCGCAGAGCTTTGCGTCTTGGATGGTGACTACTACACTGTCATCTGCATGTCAGACCAAGCCCTGCTCAACATGGCTCAAAAAGCCACCGCTATCATGGCGGAGAGAAACTTTTTCAAAGGGGAAGACAATGAATGAGTACGAGCTAAAAGAATTTGAACTGCAAAATCTGGAGCTAAAAGACTACAGCTTCGAGACAGATGAAGACCTAGAGAACGCCATGAGAGCGCAAGCAGTAGCCCTCATTGAGTGTGCTGAGACTGTCGCCAAGATGAACGAGACAATCGCAGGTGCCATCGCAACAATGCACCCAGACGTGGAGAATAAGTTAGAGGGTACAGCTTCTATCCTGTCTCAAGTGTTGCAGTCATTACATCACCGCAAGGAAGAAAGAAACTCCAAAAAGTAGAAATAGTATTCGCGCTCTACGACCCCCTCCTGAGCAGAGCGCGTGTGAGCCAGTCAAGATTAGCCCTTTGTCTTGGCTGGCTCTTTTATGCCTTCTTACGCATACGAGCAGTTTTTTTTGCAATCTTCTTTGGCTGTTTCGAGAACTGCTTGCCAGCCTTCGTGTCGCGCCGCTTCTTGGCAGAGGTCGCCAGATACTCAGCCGCAGATAGCTTCTCTCTGGTGCGCTTTGGTAGGTAGCGTTCACCAGTAGCCTTCTTACCCTGTGTTGATGGCTTGCCAGACTTGGTTCCCCAATCCTCTTTAGTCCATTTGCTCAGGCTCTTTTGTTTCTTTCCCTTGCCGCCACGGTATCCGCCACCAGCTTTTTTATATTGCTGTGCAAGCATCTGAGCTTTACGGGCAGACCATTGACCAGCCTTGCCGCCTTTACTGCCAGCCATAATCTTCTTCTTCAGACGCTCACGCAGTTTTGGTTTGGTGTACTTACTCATCGCCTAGACCTTTTTTATATCTCTTGCCATTATATGTCAGACACTCTTTACGATTTACATACGGAGCGTCAGCGCGATAGCTGACATGAACCCACCCGCTGTTGGGCTTCTTAGCACAATAGAACTCTAAGATGAGTTGGTCAAACTCCAGATTGTCCCGTATCCATTTTGCAAGCTCAAGGTTAGAAACGCCAGCCACCTCGAAGTCAACGGCCTGACCCTTGGCATGTTGGCTCGACACCTTACTGCCGATTGCCTTGCATAATTCCTTGCTTCTGTAGCCCGATGAAGGGGTGATACTACGGCCAAAGTGTTTTCTACACGGCTCTAGGACGTGTAAACACACTGCTTTTAGGGCTGTTTTGTGCTTTTCCGTAGGGGTGTTGTCTATGCCACGGCGCCGCGCTGTCTGACTCTTGGTCAACTCAGACAAAGAAAAGTTCTCAGAAAGATAGCCCTCACGCAAAGGTGCTATTTCTTTTTTCTGAGGCTCATCAGTTTGTCTGCTCCTTTTATTCCGAAGGAACTGGAGACAGCTATGAAGAGGAGATATTGATACCATTCTGGAAGCTCATTTAATACTGCGAAGCCAGCCTTAACATCATCTGTCAGGCTAGGGATGAAAACTAATATAGACGGGAGGAGCAGAACCACGAGAGCAAACTCATCTTTCCACGAGTCCTTGGTCGAATCTGCCATGTTCGCTTCCCAACTGATTTCACCAGAGGCAACCTTTTTTGAAACCTCTGCATCTGCTTTCGCCTTTTCAACTTTGGCAACGGCTTTCGCCTTCGTCTCTTCGACTTTGCCTTCCATCCAGCTGCCAGCAATGTTGGCAATCGGGCCGATTAACGTATTCAACATTTATCTCTCCGCGAATCAATTTGCTCAAGCGCATAGTCTAGCTGTTGCTTCTCATCGTTAAGCAGGATTGTCTCCAAGGGTAAATTAAACCTTACAACCCCATGCTCGAACACCGCTCTAAAATAACACCTTCTGATGTCTAATGCTACTAGACATAGCAAGTCAACGGAAGATGGGTCTAACGGGCGCTTTGCCTTGGAGCCACAAGCTGTGTTCCACGAATATCTGGATGTAGGTTTGCCATGCGGACGAGACGTTGTTTTAATCTCAACTCTGTAATGAGTTTCATCGTCGCGCAAAAGAAGCATGTCAAAGGATGATTGCTGGCAGAGTACGGTGCGATAACCAAGAGCTTCGATTATACCAGAGGCGATAAGCTCCCCCGCTCTGCCTATTTTTACCTCGTTCCCCTTACCCATGATTTACTTTTTTTTGTATTTCTCAATCAGGGCTTTAACGGTTTCTGTTTCATATATTCTTAGAATGACCCACGCAAGCGAAGCAACCGCAGTGACCTCTGGAATCCAACTCATATAAGCCCCCATGGTCACGCCACCAGCTCCTAAATCTATTGTTTGTTTCATTTCTTCGTTCATTTCTTCTGGTTCCTAGTGACCCCGATAACCCACTGTATCAGGTTTTTATTTTTTTTCTATGGTTTTGTCGGCCACGACACAGCGAACGGAAATCCTTGTTGCTGTGGTATATCACGCAGAGACTGCCGATAGGCTGTCATTTCGCTTGACATAACTACGTCTGACAAAGCCATCCAATCTGTTTCCGACAGCAAATTGTCGCGCTCAGACCTTACGGCATTTTTGGCGTCTTCCTCTGAAAGATTTACCGCCACATAGTCAACCTGCCACGCGCCATCACGAGGCGCAGGGGTGCCAGCAGTCAATGTCTGGACAAGGTGGTCGAAGTCTGGCTTGTTTTCAGTTACAGCATAGACACCATAACTCTCTAAAATTTCACTTGTTAGAGACTTTGGAAAAGAAGTATTAGGGTTTTCTTGGCGAAGCTCCCACGTTGAGTAGGGGAACTTACTAACAGCACCATCTATAGTCTTTACATACATCATATTGTAATGCTCCATTTTTCAGATAAATAGGTTTCAACCTCATCAATTTCAGTTGACGACAACCTTCTTTCGTAGGCAATAATCTCTCCGATATTCCCGTTGAAGGGCGTGTGATTATTGGGCGTTAAGCCTCGGCGTCCAACATACGAACCGACATTACCAGAGTGACTGGAGTAATTATAGGGGTTGTTCATGGCATATTGAGTTCCGTTTTCACGGAGAAAGTTTACCAAATCACCAGTAATAATCGCGTCATTCCCTGCCGCGATACGGGTGTAGCTATCACCAACGGTTCTGTAGCCAGTCGGAGATGTTGACACATAGTTCAGTGATGAGCCAGCCGCGAATGTAAAGTATCCGTTGTATGACGCACCGATACCAAAAGATGACCCAGCATTTGAATTGGTTCCATAGTTCAGAACTATGAACATAGTAATTGTATCCGTGCAAGTAGAGTTCTCAAGAAACTGGCCCTTGCCACTGTCAACAGAGTTATCGAGGTTTAGGCTGTTTAAACCCATTGTTGTTGTGTCGAATGTTGGTCTGTTGATTGACGTTCCTTGGTCATGGTCAAAACCATTTCCAGACTTGTCCTCCCAGCAGCCTACTGGGTCGTTGTCAGATGAAACAGCAGTGGTCTTTGACGAGTCCTGATACAAGGTAGATGTATCAGTGGCGTCAAGCCACAGCTTTAGGTCGCTTATGCTTGCAGGACTAAATCCTGCTACAGCAGAGCCAGCAGTAGCCATCTGAATTTTTCTGGCTATGCTCATGCCATTGCGTCCCCAGCGCGGAAGCCATACCAAGTTGTGCCGCCATCATGCGTAATGAACGCAAGCACATCAGTCTCGCCAGAGGCGGGGGCATCTGGGGCTGTTCCGCCAGCCCAATCAACAGAGGCTGGGTATGTGATTGTGTGCGTTCCACCCGCTACCAATTTCAGCGTAAAGCCAAAGCCTGTTCCCGAAGCTGGTGGGTTGCTGAACGTGAATGTGGTGTTTCCAGAAGTCGTCAAGCTGAACAAATTACCATCATGGCAATTAACAGTCGGAGTGGTACCTGAAAGCGCATCATACGTTTCATTGTAACTGTCAGCAGTAAGCTCTCCAGTGATGGAGGCGCTTCCAGCCGTAATCGAGCCATAGATATAAATGCCATTGCTCAGGGTAGACAGTTTTTCAGCACCATTGTGGTACAACGAAATCTGAGAGTTTTCTGTAGACCTGATGAGAGTTTCGTCGTTAATACCCTTCATCCAAATGCGCGTAGAAGCCTTAATAATAAGGTCGCCTGTGCCAGTATCCTCGATTATGCTGTCAGAGCCATCGTGATACAGATTGAGGTCTGAACCCGCGCCCAAAATAACCTTATTATTGTCACCAAGAGATATATTCCCAGTGAATGAACCTGATGTAAACGAGCCAGCGGCCGCCGTTGTGCCGCCGATTACGGCTCCGTCGATTGTACCACCGTCAACATTAACAGAAGAGAAAGAAGGACTGGTTAGGGATACCGTTCCATCGTTTACCTCAGCCAAGTCAGCCATAAGCTCTCGGATAGCGTTATTAATACCGCTAGGAAGGCAGTTCTCGTCAATGTCAACAGACTGAATGTCCGTGTTTGACGCTGCTGTTTTGCTGTAATCTGTAATACTATTTTTTGCCATTGTTTATTCCTGCTCTGGTTCAGCGCCAACAAGGTTGTTAAGAATATATATACTTAAATCATCCTGATTTGTTTTTGTGTCTTTTTTAAGCATTTTTACCGCAAGTTCTGGGTCAAGCATAGACCTAGTTAAAAGCTCTTCAGCAGCCTCTTTCGGAGACAAATCTCTAAATTGACCAGCTAGCATTTTACTAATTGTAAAAATGGCTCTGCCGCGAATAATACCATAAATACTAGCAAGAACAATCCTTGCTCTCTCTGCCATACCCTCTTGCCCAAGTATCTTAGGTACTGTCGCGCCCTCTTCTAAACGAACAATATCTCGAAGGCGATTTTTAACAGCATTTAACTTAGCTATTTCACTAGGGGAATATAATTCGCTTAACGCTTTTTGCGTTTTAGGCATATCAATTATGTTTAATGCTTTGCCTACAGAAAAGCCTTCTTCTAAGGCGGGGTTCTTAATAACGCGAGTAATGTGGTCTTTAACCCCAAAGCGCAGCGAATCCATAAACTGCTCGTTATCGCCAAATTGACGCTTTAGTTCTCTAATGGCGTTCTCAGGCGCATCTCCGCTAAATATTCTGGAAATAATAACGTCTGGGTCTGAGTCATCCAAAAAGAACCTTAAGGTTGCCCTGCTAATCTCTGGCAGAGGCGTTTTTTGAGCGGCATGAGCAGCTTTAACCTCTGCCTGAAGGCTGTTAAGCAGCTTAGACTTGGCCTCAAAATTACGAGCAATATTTTTTATTTCACTATCAAGTTCTGGAAAGCTCTGCAGTACTGGCTTGTATCTATTATAAAATGCAGTTGCAGTTTTGCCATAAACGCCACCGCTTTTATCAAAGATAGACTGCGCCAGTTGGCTTACCATAAATTCACGCACAGCACTTTGAGCAAACTCTGGATTATCAGTATCCGCAATGATGCGAGAAAGCTGTTGAGCGCCCTCTGTCGGGCCAAGCAAAAATGACTTAGCAGTTTGCGTGGGGAACAGTTTGCCAGAACGCATTTTCCTGACAAACTCTCCGCCTAAAGATTGCTTAAACTTGGGTGCATACTCTTCTTTGTAGAACTTGTTTGCGCGAATAGCAGCTTCAGCGGCCTCTGCTGGTATCTCCTTGAAATGTGTGTGGGGAGTGACAATCGCTTTTGCACCCCTCTGGACTTTTGCCGAGCCTTGCTGGGCGAGAAGCTCGGTATATCTGTCAATCCCATCACGAAGAAGAGAAAGATTTTTGACTGCTGGAGCTGCATTATCCGCATACGCTTTTGATATGGCAGAGTTTATGGTTGAGCGGAAAGAAATCAAGTCAGAGTAAGATTGAGACTTTCCTTTAGAAACCTGAAGGCTCAAAGAGTTGTCAATGGCGTCAAAAATACCCTTGCCATATTTTACTGTTTCATCCACCTCGGCCTTTCTGAGTGCGGATGTTGGTTTTCTAATGTCTTCAGCTATTTTGCTCAAGGGGCGAATGTCAACAAACAAAGACTTATCTGGGTCAATAGCTGCATACAGTCTGCTAGACTCCTCTTTTAGCCTTATGTTTTCATCCGACAATGCTTTTGCAATATTCTCAGACGCAGCTTCCTGAACCTCTCTAGGGCTGGCGGTTGCTATGGATGCAAGCTCACCAGCCAAATCTTCTTCAGCAGATGCTAGCTTAGATTCTGCAATATCAGATAATTCCCTCGACGTAGACGTAGCTGACTCAACAAAATCATCAACAGTTGACTTGAATAAATACGGGTCTTCAATTCCTTCCGCAAACGACCTAGCCTCGCCAGACAAAGCCTTAAGGTTTGCTTCCCTTCTCTCAACAAGTGACGGTGTTTTTGATACATTTTTTTGAATAGCAGCCAGCCCAGTGTCTTCGGTAAGCTCTGCCGCTGTAGGTGCATATCCAGCAGGGGGTGTAATCTCCAAACCCTTCTCAATGGAACTTACTGCGGCTGGAACGTCTTGTGTGTATTTTTGCAAATGCTCGGCAACTTCTTTTTCCGCCCCTCCAGTAAGCCTCTTAGCTGTTCTGGGTATAGCAAGCGCCAAATCAACAATAGGGCCAAGTGCAAGTGTCTCAGCACCTGTTTTGACTCTGCGCTCAAAAGCAGTATCCTCTGGGGTGATTTGAGTTGGGCCAGCACCGACTAAACTACCAATGCTCTCCGCCTCTTCTGGCACAGTGGCAATGATATCGCCAGAAGCAGCACCTAAAATACCCGCTGGGTACAATAACTTACCCCCAGCCCCCAAAAGAGACGCCGCCGCCCGCGCCCCTTTGTAACCAAGGGTCGCAGGAACTGCAAACTGAGCTATAGTACCACCAAGCTCTGTTCCCCTCATACCTCCAGTAACCTCTGGTATAGCTTGGCGCACAGCCTCTCCACGAGCCGCTTGTCTCCTTGCGACCTCTGGGTCTTTGGTAAAATAAGACGCAATGTCAAACGGAGCAGAGGCAAGGCCACGCGCAAGTTTAGAGCCACCCTTGAGAAGGGATTGACCAACAAATGATGCAGCGGTTTCAAGAGGCTCTGGCAGTATAGATTCTGGGCGTTCAAAGGAAAAAAGCTCCTCAACAGAAACGCTTTTCTGTGGTGACTCTTTGATGCGACTAAGTTCTTTTCCAAGAACACGCACACCTTCGTAATCACCAGCTTTATCTAGCGCCAGAATAGCATCCTCTAATTCTTTTACGGTTGCCATATTTAGCCCTACCTGCCTTGCTGAAGTTGTTTAGCTCTCTCAAGCGCCGCATTTACCTTTTCGCTGTTGTCTTGCGCTCCGCCCATTGCAGGTGGGGGCGTCACAGGCTCAGGCATATAAATATTAAGAGGCGGTATAGTTAAATCAATTCCCTGAGACTGATTTATTAAATTAGCCCTCAATTGAACCTCGCTCTTTACTGTGTCCATATAATCACGCAAAACAGCGGCTTTTTCAGCGGCTGGTTTATCAGAGCCAATAATCTGAGAGAATATTGTAATATCTCTATCAGAAACCCCTCTTCCCTCTTGGCCCCTAATTCTGGCTGCTTGGTAAGCTAAATCTAAGATTTGAGATTTCATCTTTGATGAGTCGATTGAGTTTTTCTCAAATATATTTTCAAATTGTTGTGTTTTTTCCGTAGGCACACCTAACGATTTAAGACCCTCTTCTACGTTTTGATAAACCTTAGACCCAACGCCAGAAATAGTACCAACAACAGTTGCGGCTGCTTTATTTTCCTCAAGCCCCTTAAGCAGCTTATTACCAGAGTTGAAGAAAGTCTGAGCGTTAACAGAAAGCTCTCCAAATTCTTCCCTTGCCTTTTTATCTTCTGGCGCAATGTCGCTTAACTTTGAGGCAGCAATAGTCGTGCCAAAAATGCGAGAACCCGCTGGTGCTTTAGAACCATCAGGGAGGGTCAGATTTCCTAGCTCATCTGATTTTCCATAAGTTGTTGTTCCATCAGGAAGGATTATATTTACATTTTCAGCTTCCGTTGGCTTTGGCTTTAATTTAGCTTTAGCAACAGCCATTTCATGCTCAAGAAGACTGCGTTTAAACTTACGGTCTTGTTCCTGCTGTGCGGCAACATTGCCAGCCAACAAGCCCTTAGCCAAGCTAGGGCCAAGAGCGATGGGTGTTCGGCTTGGGTCTTGCAACAAAGAAGCGGCCAAGGCATTCAGGCGAGCAGATGAACCCTCTCCAGTAAACGCGCCGCCAATACCTCTTGCTACGCCACCCAGCCCAGATGAAACACGCTG